CTGAATATACAGCAGTCTCTTGTACTGGTACACTTTGCATAAGATAATCAACGGCTTTTTGTGCATCTGAACTTGCACTCCATAATACACTAGGCTTTTCTTTTAGTATCTTTATCCAAGATTTAAGATAGCTTAGTGTATCTGATTGACGTTCACTATATATACCAAACTTTGCACATAGGAATGAAGCACCAAGCTCTGCAACTAATTCTTCTCTGGCATACACATCTTCATTACGAATCTTTTGTGTGATACCATCTCTGTCTAGCCTGTGCTTTGCTCCTGTTGCGTGTATATATTCGTGGAACATTGTACTGTAGTAACCATTGGTTGACTTGAACCATTTGGTTTCTGGTAAATGAACAGCGTCTTCACTGATTCTATAGTATGCTCTGCGTGTATCGCTGTGTTTAGTTTTAATATCACAGCTCTTTAAGAAAGCATCTATGTCTTGGTTAGCTGTAAACTGAAGCTCAACCTCTGGCTTGTCTATATATTTCTCTGGCAAGTTTTCTACTTGGTCCTTGTTCCATACTGGATAGGCTGAGAAACCACCAGCATATTTATCTCCAGTCTCTTCATCAGTCTTTATGTATGGACGGATAGCAAACTGTAGCCCAGCCTTACTACCTTTCTTAAGTTTACCACCTACACTATTCCATTGTTTGATTGTCGCCCAATCATTACTGGAATAGTTATACATCTGTGATGCAAACCACAACCACATTGCATTGCCACCACTAAACTCTATGTTACTTACAACATTTCTTGGTGGCGTAACTGCTCCGTGCCAGGGGGCTTCCCACCCACTGGCACTCGCAACACCTGATTCTAGATTCTTGATTATCTCCTCGACAATCTGTTGTTGTTTACTTGGCATATCTTTTCCCCCATTTCTTGTTTGATTTGACCAAAGCTTTACGTATTATTTCAGTGAAGTCTGCGATAGGAACTAACTCAAAGTCTTTGCTTACATCTTTAACTGAAAAGATTGGAAGCTTTCTATCATCATCTTTACTTGTATGAAGAAAGGTAGAGATAGTTAGCTCGTGGTCGTAACTACTATTTGGTTCTCTACATTTAAACCTTATACTAATTACGTCGTCTGTTGGACTAACAACTATTGATATTGATGTTGGATTGAAAACATTTACACTTGTTTCTATGCGTTGCATTTGTACCTCCTCGTACTGCAATTAAAATTAAATTAAGTGGGGGATAACACCCTACCTTATCCCCCAACTACTAGATGTAATATTCATTAGCGACTTAAATCACCCAATTTTTGGCCTTTCCTAGTTGTTAATGTTTATATGTAAGTAGGGTCGTCATCATAGACTTCCCCAAAGTCTTCCCACTCTTGTTCCCAAGAGGGCTGACTATCTCCTTCGACTGTAGGGTCGCAGTCAAAACAGACATCAGGATTTTGAGAAGACATTTCGTCTGGCTTACACCAAGCTTTACATTCTGTGCATTGGTAACCAGTATTTGATTTATAAGTAGGACTCATTCTTTGACCTCCCTATTTCTAAACTTATTAAGAACAGACACAGCTAAGTCACGGTCTGTAAAGATTATAAACTTTTCACCACCTAACTCATACATAGAATCTGCATTGTGATATTGAATATACTTACTGACTGGCACGTGTTCTAAGTGTGGGTCATTAGGGTCATCTGTAAATAACAGATAGAACTTGTCGGTTTCGATATTGATATTGTACATATTAACTCCTCAGTTTAGTACATTGGTACATCAAAGTAGATGTATAATAATGTTATAATAAAATATAGAATTACACAAAGCATTAATAGTTTCAATGCTTCGATTGCGTAGAGTTTTATCTCTTCAATAATTTTATCTATCTTCATTGGTTCTCTTTCTATTAACGTTACGTTGCTTTTTATTTTCTACTTTCTTGCCATACTTTCTCATATGACCACGCTGTGATGTGATTCTTTTACCCATAAGTAATCTCCATTAAACTTTTTTTTGATATCATATTCAATACATATTTGTGTGCGTACCCACGCCTATGCCCTTTTCCTCTGAGCCAAACAAGCAAACCAAACCAACGACGAACTGGCGTTTGCATGGCAAACCTAATAAGCTAGAGCTTTAGCTCCAATGGAAACACTCTTTAAAAAAAAGGAAGGAGGTGAAGAACACCCCCTACCTTTCGGTTAGTTACTTCTTTATGGCGAAAGAAGATACGTTGTCGAACTGACTCTGGTCTAGCACCTTGTTTCCATCTTTGGCGTCGTTATAAGCCTTGATAGCACCATCATAGTCAAAGTCACTCCATTGCACCCCATATGCAAGGAAGAACACTTCGTACCAGAAGGCTCTCTTTGCTACAGAAGCTGACCACTCACCTTTCGCAATTTGGTAGAATGAAAGTGTAGGTTCTGTTGGTGGGATTTTGCCAACGTCAACAATACCCTCGTCAGACATATAACGTTGTAACATTCTAGCTTTAACGTCAAGGTTACTCTTTGCTCTAGCTACTGTGTTTTCTGCTTTAACACAGTTTGCACCAGCATCAAACACAACACCAATCTTGTAGTATGGATTTGCTACTGGAGTAGCGTCACCATTTGGGTCGTCAAGAAGTTTCATATTAGGATTGTTCTGTAACTCCCCATCAACCATAAAAGATGTGATTTGTGTATCATTGTAACACGTATCAACCCATAGTTGAGCTAGTTTAGATGTTTCATTTAATTTATCAGTCATAATGACCTCCATTTTTAAAGTTAAGTTAAACCCAACAACAACCATCTGTTCTTGGATACAAGTCTTTCCGTGATATCAGGTCAAGGATTCGAAGAACGACTACGTCGTGTAGTGAGCCAGATGTAGAGAGATAACATATGCTACCACGAGCGAACGGAGTCCTTGAACGATATGCGAGGATTCCATATCCAAGAAGAGATGTTTCCCTACTCTCAGATATACAATCACTATTCAATTCCACATACAGATGTTCTTCTAGGCTTTCTCTGAGCTATGCTCAGCGAAGAAACCTTCTGTCAAGGGAACAAACGGAGGCTCTTGGGTATGGTGTGGAGGGAGTTTTTCCCTTGATAGATGTGGAAGGTTATCTGTATATATTAACTAACTAATCATAGCTTACTCTTGATTAGTCATTACATCATAAAGTTCTTGACCGATAGAAACTACAGCCATATATTACTCGATAATGACACGCCAACTAACAACAAAACAACAACTACTTGTTGATACTATCGTAGCAAATGGTTGTTCAATAACTGAAGCATCACAAATCGCTGGATATGCTAAAGGTGAATCTGGAAGAGTGACAGCTAGCAAGGCTTTGAAACAGCCACACGTGCAAGAGTATATGATGAAGCAAGTGCAAGATACAATAGGACTAGGTGCTACGAAAGCTGTGAATAGGATACTGACGCTATCATCTACAGCCAAGTCAGAGTATGTACAACTGGAAGCTAGCAAGGATATCTTAGACAGAGCTGGATTCAAAGCTCCAGATAAGCAACTGCACCTACTGCAAGGTGACATAAGAGTCAACATAAATCTTAGTTAGAACCTATGGGGGGCAAAAACCACAAAGCCCAAGACACCATAAGGTCTAGCACTCAGATTATTTCTCAAAAGGTACGTTTAAGAATCTTCCTTACTATATATGGCTTTACATTTTATTATGTTCTTGATAAGCTTGGTATGTAGTATTATTTTTTTATATTATAAATTCCTTCGACTCCCAACTTCCCCCTAGTTTGCGTATTGGCTAGGGGGTTCTTTTATGGGGAGGGGTTCATACCTTGCTCCCCACCAAAGGTTCTTGCTAAAAATATTTTTATCTGTTATGGCTTTTAAATAACAAAAGGAGAATTGCAATGGCATATGGTAGATTTGGTGGTGGTGGTCAAAGTAATCTGAGGGCGCCTGATGCTGGACAAGAGAGAGCTAATAAGAAAGACCAAGAGAGGAATGTTACGATTCCAAAGGTTAAGCTTCCAGTAAAGAAGAAAAAGAAACCAGTTACTATTTTTGGCTTTAAAGTTACAGCACCTAAGTCAGACCAAGAAAAAAAGGTAGAAGCTGGAGCTACAGTTATAGCAACTAAAAGTGGTGGTAGGATTGTAACTACACCTACAATGGATAATAAAAGTCTTATAATGAGCAAGGCAACCCAAGATAAAACAAAGTTTGATTATCTTCGTGCAAGTAAAAATTATGGTAGTGCGAAACCAGCTATCGGTAAAGCTATTAGTGGAGGTCAAGCAGTAAGATTAAGTCAACTTGCAAATAAAACTGGAGGAACACCAGCTACATCTACAAGACTTTCTCAACTTGGAAGTAAGACTGGTGGTACACCTTTAACAGCTAAACCTAATGTGCTTTCTAAAAGAACTGGTGGTGCATTAGATAAAGATACAGGAATACCAAAAGTTAATACAGCACAACTGCAAAGTAAGACAGGTAGTTCACCAACATTGCTTAGAGGTAACAACCAAACATTAAAGTCTGGTGGTCAGTTTGGTTCATTACAAGAACGAACATTCTTAAAGACATCAACAAAGGCTGGACGTAGTTTAGCAAATCCAAGTATTGGTTCTTCAGTAGCTAAAACATTAAGTAGTGCTGGCAACAAAGTTAAAAACTTTCTAGACCCACTAGGAAAAGGTATGCCTAAACTAGGTGGTAGTAGTAAGTTAAGTATGCCATCTGGAACATCAACATCAGTAGATAAAATTAATACATCTACATTCTTTGACAGCAAAACTAAAACACCAACAACAACAAAAAAACCAACTAATATAAAAATGGTAACAAAATCTTTGCCGTCTAACTATACAGTAAGTTCTCAAAAGAAATCAAAGCCAATACCTATTGCACCTAAAAGTAGATTAGCTGGTGCAGACCTTAATACAAATATACTTTCACAAAACATTGCAAAGTCAGATGCTAAAATGAATCCATCAACATATGCTAAAGAAGGACCAGAGGTTCCAGTATTTAATGTTAAGGCAAACAAAGTTCCAGCAAGTTTAATCAGACAATTAAGATTATCAACA